GTTTAGGTGGGATTTTCATGAGTCTCCTTCTAAGGGTTCTTTCATGTTATCAATTAGGTGTTCCACGAATGAAGAGATTTTGAGCCATGAGTAGACGTCTCCGCCTACGGCTTTGTCCCACGTTCGGCAGAGGTCTATGACATCTTCTTTGGATGCGGTCATCATCAGGGTGATGATGGTGCTCGAGTTTTGTTCTATGCGTTCAAGTTTGGCGTTCATGCGGTCGGCTTCAGACTTGTCCATGAAGTCGTAAATCCATTCACCGTTGTTTGTGGACACGAGTCTTCCGTTCTTTATTGTGGACATAAATGGTGTTTTCGGCAAGTCCGTTGACTTGAATTCCTTTGCCCACTTCAATGTGGTCAAAGTGCGCACCCAGTATTCGTAGAATGATTTCCACATGTACTTCCTTATCAAACCCTATTGTTATCTGACGTGACACCATAATTTTCTCCCAACGACAACTTGAACGTATCATCCAACAGCATTAAGCCTACGACGCAATATCCAACGATGTCGTGAAGTGTGTCGGCAATCGTTTCGTTAACCAACGGAACGGTTGACCCCGAGTCTTCCAAGAAGTCTTTGGTGAATTGTAGGTTCGCTAGCCGTTCGTATTTGTCGGTGAGACGTACCGTCACACCTCTCAAACCGAATCGTGTGATGTTGCCATGACCATAATCGTGTTGCTTTCTTGCGAGAAGCAAACCCATCTCAGCAGAATCCCACCAGTCATGAGCACGCAAATACGATACGACAGGTATCGCTATCAATGTGAACGCCTCAGGGTTCGGTTCCTGATTGTTGTGAAACGTAATTCCAATTAACGCTTCTATTCTGTCAGACAAATTTTCAAAGTCCATTTTTTTGTTCGGCTTAGAAAGCGAACCAATGTGCGCACACCATTGTGTTGCTGATTCATCCCACGTCTTTGCCATTTCGTATCTCCTTCTGAGCACAATGCTCATCGTTAATGATGTTTTAAGTTTATCGTAAGCAGAGTTCCTTAGACGCATAATGTGCACATCTGAATAGCCGAGACGTTGACCCACTTCACGCAGGGACAAACCTTCGTACATCAAAAGTTTGATTGTGTTCCGATGCTTCGCTGGCAATGCTTCAATTGATTCTGCGACCGCTTCTCGCAGTTCCATAATTTCTTCGGCGGACGGTATAGGTTCTTCGCCCGGTGCTGTCATCATCAATGCTTCATAGTCAGACGACGGTTGTCGTCGTGACTCCAACCTTTCAAACACCCCCCCTGCAAAGAGAATGTGTTTACTGGCCATCGTACGTTTCGCTGCTCAAAAGTGCGGACACATCAAGTGGTTTCAGTAGATAGCCCCACGCAGGGTTTGTTGACCTTGGGGCAAAGTCCCGTGTTTCCAAAGTGTCTTTGCTTGCTTCAACGAAACGTTTAAGTCTGTCTACGGACACAATGGTGAACCCGCCATCCATTGACAGGATGTACACCCACCATTTCGCTTTCGTTACCTGCAAGCCTGATGGTATCCAACGTCCTTCTCGGCGTGGGTTCTGACGCATCTCTACTGCCATGTTGCCGTTGCGGTATCGGTCTGACTTAACTTCAAATGAGCCTTCCACGAGACTCTCCATGAGTTCTCGTATCCGTTTCTCACCAAGTTGCCCGTACTTTAAATCTTTAGAAAAGTTAAATGTGTTCTTTTCAATATCCCATTTACTGTTCTTCATCCATGACCGTCCAATCAGATTGCGAGAAGCCTCGCGGTTTACCATCTGGCTGTATGTACACCCATGTTGGGGCGTCAGGGTCACAGTTGCATCCTGCGACATTGCGTTTATCGTGCACCACTATTGTGGTGCACTTGTTGCATTTAACTTTCATGACTTTTCCACCGTTAACGAAATGATTTGCTTATCATCTTCCCACGCTACACCATTCAACGCATCCAGAACGGACTTCACATAATTATCTACATCGCCTTTGAGCGACGATTTCCAATCAGGGTTTTTGGTGGCGGACACAGTGATGTGTGTGCCTTTGATATCAAACTTTAATTCCACTTTCACGGTGTGCGATGCGTCAATGAGCGGACCCGTGTATTCGGCTGCGACTTTCTTTTCGTAATCGGATGTGCGTTTCGGTGTATAAACGTGACCAGTGCGTGTTGCTCGTGGGCGTTCTTTGGCAAGGGGTCGGACAGCGATGAACTGTTTATGTTTCTTCACGGCTGATACAATTTTGAGATGTGTACTACCCGAGTAGCATCTGGGTCGTAATCAGATGGTGTTCCAGTATCCCAGCCTTCTTTCTGGGTGACATAACCAAGAACTTCCACCTCTCGCATTTCGGCGCCCACAACTCGTGCCGCAAATATGACAAGCCCTTCTTGGGAATTCTGCCTCTTCCTCACGGCAACTTCTTCCCGAGTTCTTAGCCGCCGCACTTCTACATTTGTTCCTACATCCGGTAGGTCCCGATACAGATGATGCTCGGTGTGATGCCAGACGTGACCATGCCAGTATCGGTTGATAAGTTTGGCAACGGCCAGTTCACACAATGCAGAAGCAACCTCTGCCGTACGGTTATCTTCTTGGCGAGACTTATCTGCGTAGTGTGGCGCATCATTGGAGCCCCAACGTGCGGTACATCGAGCAATCCCTACGGCAAAAGCACGCTCATATTCCCATTTCTCAATCTTGACAATCATGGTTGGTACACCTTCATCACGATTGATTCAAGGTGCATGACACCATCTTCACGGTCATGAAACTTGCCCCACTTCTTGTCTGCTTCTATCAACATCATCAGGTTCTCTGCTGGTAGCAAACCGTCTGTACGCAGACGGTGTGCGAGGCGAACAAGGGTTGATGAACGGTCTGAACCTTCTAACGGGCCGTCAGCCATAATCTTGTATGAGTATGGGCTAATCATGTAGCGAAGTTCGCCTAATGACATCGGTTTACCTGAACGCAAAATGGGTTTTGGGGGGGTTGGTGGAGTCCACCGTTTTGCTACATCTTCAATCAAACTGGGGGATACACGCAAGGCGTGTGCTTCGTCAACAAAATTTTGCAAGGTGAGTGGTGTCTCGTCATCATCTAGCACGACTCGTTCGGTGGGAACATTTTCCCATCCACCGAAGTAAGGCAAACGAACATAGTTGCCGTAACCAGAAGTTACGGTGTCCTGTTTCGGGTTCACTTCTTTTGCAGGATACTCGCACACTTGGTGTGCAGCGAGCAGACAGCGACGCATCATCGCAGCAGGCACAGGTTCAGTTGCGAACAACCACAGATGGTATCCACGTCTTGTGCGTTCAACCCATGTGTGAACACTCACGACAGTCAACGCTGTTTGCAGGTTGCGTACCGAATCCAAATCTGGTACATCAATGTCCGAACAACCCCAACGGGTCATGTTGTTTTCGTTCACAGGGTAAACACCGAAACCGACATCACCAAGCAGGTGTGCCATGAACAGGTCTTGGGTTACTGGGCGTTTGATACACCCACCTTCCCAAGAGCCGTGTGCGTCTGTTCTTCCCGAAAAGAGGTCAATGAATTTAGAAAGCGCCATGTTGGATACGCTCCAAATGCTGTGCAGGCAGTTCGGCGTTGCGCAGTTCACGCAACCGACCAGTGTGCCGTTCAATCTCGTAATCCACATCGTCTACCAACTGGCCACCCGGCCGTTTGTTTTTCAACATTGAAAGAGTGACGGTGAACTCGTGGATGGTCATCAAGTAACGCAACTCTTCCAAACGTTCTTGTGCACGTTCGGAATGTGAACGGTCAAGTTTCTCTATCGTCTCATTTATTTCTGACATGAGTTGAAACTTTTTGCGTCGCACACCAATGATGGATGTTGCCTGTTGTTCGCCACCGTACGAACCTGACGACATCGTAAGTTTCGCACCGTCCGCACCTGCGGTGCGTGACGTTTGATGCAACACAAGCAACGGCACATCATGCCTACGACCAAACGATTTGAGAAACGTTGCCTTATCGGGAACAGTTTCTCCTGCGTTCACAAGGTCGAGATAGTCAACGACTACCAGTTCAGGTGACTGACCCCAAACATCGCACAGTTCGTGGTATGCCCGTTCCATGTCGGAAGCCGACAAAGGTTGGTCAAACACAGCGAGGTTGGGGAAATGTTCTTCTGCTGTTGAACGCATCAAGTTGATGGCATCTTTGTCATCTGCTGCGATGCGTGCTTCCAACTCACGGGCAGGTATCCCGTAATGGATGCAAGTCAATTTGGTGAGAACCAACTGTCGTGGCTCATCAGGAATAAACAAGGCGACATGCTTGTCGTGGTTGTGTCGCAACATGTGAAGCAACGCAAGGGTCTTACCACCGTGAGCGAAACCAATCATCATCGCCAATTCCCCGGGTGCTATGCCACGCATCTCTTCATCAATGAGAGGTACACCAAGGTGTACCCGTTCATGTGTTGCTTGCGCCCAACGAACAAACGAGTCTGTCGCATCGGCAAGAGGTTCATACATTCTGTAAGCAGTCGGCTGTTCCACCACCACAGCAGGAGACGGGGGTGTCTCCTGTGTGGCGATGTCCCAACGTGCCGCTAATTCTGCGGCACTAACTCTCACGAACGTGCCTTACCTTTTGGTTCCCAGTAAGCCTTGTCGGCACCAACTGCTTTGAACCAAGGGCGCTTCGGGTTTTCTGACAACTGGTTACGGTTGTCAAACACTTTGCTTACACCGTCACGCTTACAGGCTGACAGAAGCCATGCTGGAAGTTCGCCATGCTGTTCACCTTGAACGTTTACGGTGAAGCCCTGCGAATCGCCAGATGTTTCTGTGGCTTTCGGAAATGTTTGCTTGACCATCTTGATGACATCGGCGCTTTCCATTTTCGTGGACAGTCGTGCATCAATGGAGTCAAACACCATCTCTTGAACAAGAGACAACAACACACCGAAACGGTCTGCTGTCACCTGCGTGTCTTCGTCTTTCGTGGTTAGGTCGGCAGCAATTTTTGCGCAGACTTGGCTGATGATTTGAATTTCCTTGTTATCCATTATTCGTCTCCCGACATGTTGTCTTTGCTTTGGATGTGAACACCTTTGCATACCGACCACCAAGGACACCAGCGTTCGGAACACAGGAAGTGTTGGTCATTTTTCAACCAAGGGCGATTCCACTCGCCATTGGTTTCTCGCATTGCGAGCGCCAACC